ATCACTGCTTGGTTTTCACTCCCTTAAATCTGTATCATTTAATTTAGATAGGTACTTCTATCTGTTAGTTTTGATTATATTTTGCTAATTTTCTATAAATTTTTTGTAACTGTTAGATTCCCTCTTACAGCAATCACAGCGCCTTCTCTTATTATAAACGGTACAAGAAAGACCTTCCTCCGTATACGAACAGGACCCATCTATACGAGGATGATACCCTTCCTTTTTCATCTTCCTAAGTCTCTTATTGACTTCTTTCCAGATTTGTATATCGCTGGTATATACCTTCATGATTGTCTATTTTCTTCTGGTTTTGTATTACCCGACCTTAAATGGTCATAGAAGAAACTATCATTTAGGAATCGGATAGTATCTACGTAATCACAGAAACGTTTATTGAAACTTGAACCTTTTACAGACCACACTTCTACGTTTTTACCCTGCTCTTTTAAATGCTTGCATAAATCGATGAAATCGCCATCCCCACTCATGAGGACCCACTTATCGAATTCATTTATGCGCCTCATACAATCTACCGCTATAGCCATATCCTGGTCAGTACCTGTATAGCAGACACTCCCGTCAGGCTTTGTGCCTTTTACGGCTTTCTTTATTATCAGGTTGTATCCTAAAGTATGTAGGAAGTTTTCAAACTTCTTACTCTCTGCATCAGGAGTCCTGATAATATAGGCGCACATATCTACTATCTCTGGCTCATTAGCTTTGAAATGCTGAGCCAGCTTCAAGAAGTCAATTCGTTTTTGTAGGTCTTTTGCCGAAAAAAATAGATTTTGAACATCTATTTGGATGTATGTTCTCATGATTTCTTTTCAATGGTTAAGATATCCTTGTTTAACTCTAACTCAAAATTGTTCTTAGCATATGTTGAAAGAGTGGGGTTGTGTGTGACTACTAATATATCCATTTTTAATTTCTCAGATAACTGCTTCAAAAGCCTACTTACATTCTCCATATAGGTGTTATCCACAGCAGCAAAAGTCTCATCCATCATAATGAAGTGAGCCTTTTTAAGCTTTATAATGCTCAGTAGTCTAAGAAGGACACTCTCTATGACTTGAACACTGCTTTTAGAATTAGGATCAACAGTCATACCGTTATATAGGGTGTTCAGGTAGATATATAACTTCTTTCCTCTTTCCTCAATACTTGATTCAAACTTTATGTCCCTACCTGTATAAACGGTATTAAGGCCATAAGTAATGAGCTTATCCATTTTTGTCAGGTCTTCTTGAATAAGCTTATCTGTTAGATGCTTAAGGACCTTTTCTGTTTTTACCAGGATATCATCCTCAGACTCTAACTCTTTTACTACTTTACTGGTTTTCTCAAATTGATCCTTACGGGCTTGATATAGTCCCTCAAGATATTTGATTCTATCTAATACTGAATCTACTTGAGTAGTATCCATTACTTCATCCAATCCAAATAAAGTTCTTCTAATTTTTTTACGAGCTTCTTTTGTTCATAATTTTGCATTGCTATGTTTTGTGCTCGTTCTCCTACTAACATCCTAAGTTCTGGACATAGAATCATTCTTTTTAGATATTCATAGTATTCTTCTACATTGTTAGCTATATAACCGCCATTACTTACAACTTCTATATGACCGTTACATATTCTACTTCTATGGCTGATAACTGGGATACCTTTTATCATTGCTTGTTGAATGGCACTCCCGCACATCTCGCCATCAAATCTATAATGAAGGAACAGGTCTAACGAATTGAAAAATCTTTCTACATACCTTTCGTCCATATTAGCAGGAAGAAAGATTATATTTTCCACCCCTTGAGCTGCTACCTGTACTTCGGGACAAGGATTCATAATCAAATAGTAAAGTTTATCACACAGCCTTTCATTAGAAACTCTCTTGTAAGCCTCAATAGCGATAGGATCAAAATTCCCAGGTCTTCCTATCCTACCACAAACGATTGCATCCTCAGGGATGTTTAAGGCTTTTCTAAGGTTGTCTTTCTTATCAGTAACCATAGGTGCTCTGGTTGGGTTATACATCACCCAATCACAACCACCACGTAGGTCGCTGGCATTCTTTGATATACAGATAATTCTATCAGCTAAACCACTACTATCTACACTACCAAAGATATTAGTTTCTATTTGAAGTTTAACTAATCTTTTATCAAAAGGCCATTCATAATAACCTGAACGACCTGTGTGTAGAATATCTATAGAATTTTCAGAGACTCTATCTTGAAAGTCTGTCCATAAAGGAGTGTATCCTTTATCTGGACCTGTCTTCTCTTTTGACCTTTTGAAAGATATTGCGTGATTTGGTTCAAGATAACTTTTCAATTCATCAAGTTTACTGTTTTCCTTACACTCATCCCAATAAAAGGCATAAGGCTCATAGAGGTCCTTATTGAGGACCTCTATGATGTTTAGGAAAATCTGAGAAGTCCCAGCATAATCCCAATTATGTACATAATATCCTACTTTTAGTCGATTCATAATCTCTTATCTTTAGGAATTCTAGGTATCGGTAACCAATACGTTACATTTACAACTTCTAATGTGGAATCTTGCCATGCTTCCATAAGGTCATTATAATAGCATACCTCATAACGGCTACCATAGCTTTTCCCATTACATTTTATAGAACCTAATAACATCTCTCTTTCTGTGATGCACAGATATTTGTTAGAACTGTCTGGTATAAAATCTTTTGTGGAAATCCACTTCGCGGTGGATTTCTTTTTCAATTTAGGTATGACAATCCTATCGTCTACATCTACTTTCATAATGTCCTACTGTTTCACCACTCTTGAATAGCTACCAACACCAACGACCAAGTATTTCTGGTCTTTGAACATTCCTGGTTTGTAGACCTTAAAGAAAGGGGCATCATCATTGATGAACAACTTAACTGTCCCTTCAGTATCAAGGGATGACATAATGCTTTTGAAGAGTTTGTATCCAACTATATGAGTCACAGCTTCATCGTTATCATCTGCAACTTTGGATACTGTTAACTTCTCCATACATTTGAGGTTGCCTATAAGGGATAGCTCAAGCCGGGAGTTGTCGCCTAATCCAGAAAGAGATACCTGCACACCAGTTCCCGCCAAATTTTTAGAAGTCACTACAAGACGATCTAAGGATTTCAGTATCTTATTTTTCTCTACTTCTATGTGTTTCCCATCAGCTTTTATAAGGTCTGTCTTTATCTTAGGGGTTTCAATAGAAGACTTTAAGAAGCCAAAGAATATCCCTTTATTCTGACTTTCTACGGCATAGTATTTCTCTGTTTCAATAAATGATACCACCTCATCCTTCATCACATCCAAAATACCATGAAGTACGGGGATTACCATTTTTCTAATCTTCACATTCTTAAACTCTTTGAACATCTTACAGGCTAAGTAACCCATCTTGTTCATACCGTTAGCACTATAAGCCATGTTCTCATTAATGACTAAGAAATCGTACTTCTTAGATTCCTCAGTCATAGCGGTCAGGTAATTAACAGACCACTTAAGCGTATAGGCTAAAAATTCCTTATCAATTGAATACACAGCTATTGGAGCGGTATTCTCAAAACGGAGCATTTTATCTGGGGGAAAAGACTGCACAGATGTAAAAGATTCATTGTCCTCAGAGGTATATACTTTAAGAACCAAATCTTTGGGGTCCAACTCAAGTAGAATATCTTCATGCTCTATCTTCACGAGAAGTTTTTCTAGAGCTTTAGGATCAGCTGTAAAAGAAAGATCTCCGTCCTGATGTTCTACGATGGATATAGTACTAGAAGCTCTCAGGTCATTATTTGTAGCGGACACTGTGAGAGTAGAATCTTTTGGAGTAAATAGTAGATGCGCTCTTTCCTCTTGAAGGACGACTTTAGATAGCGCTCTCTTTGCTATTGATATAGCATCCTTAAGTTCTTCTTTTTTTACTTTAATCCTCATCTTAACCCTCTATTTTGCTAAGCTTTGAAGATACCGCACTTAGTTCGGCCTCAAAAGCTTCTACCGCCTTTTTAATCTCTTCTTCTTTTTTAGATATGACAGCAGCCAACTCTTTAGGCTCAAACCCCAGGTCTTTGATTTCTTTAACAAGGGTAGATAGTATCTCTTTTTTACTTTTATACTGCTCTTCTATCCTGATCTTTTTAGTATCATACTCTTTAAGTAACTTCTGTAGTCTCATGAATTTTTCTGCATCTTGACTAGCCATGTTTACCTCTTTCTTCAGGTCTTTGATAATGTACTAAATGGTTATTACTTTTTAAAGCCTACAGATTGTAATTCACCATTATAATCTGGAAGGGCAGATTTTTTTCCACGCTTTTCTTTGTTGGCTTCTTTTTTCTGAGAGTGCTCTTCGCACTGATAACGAAAATCGCACCACTTGCACTGTTTAGATAACCCTATTTTGGCTTCAAATTTAGTATCGGCTTTGATAGCATTTTTTACTAAAGCCAGTTTATTTTTGAATTTAATGATGGTGTCATATGTAAAATCATAATATACAATCTGGCGCATTCTCCAATAAAGGATACCAAGTTGATCCGGCATCTTTTTATAGTGAATCAAATAGACTAATGCGTAGAAATAGAGTTGGTCAGCATCAATATTTTTACCTATTTCATCGGTGCCTTTTCCATCCAAAATAGTTACTTTTCCCTGGTCATCTTTGTATATGAAGTCTACTTTAGATACAAGGGAGTCTCCGCTGTTTTTCAGATTGATAATGATTTTCTTTTCAGATTCACTATGGCGAAAAACGTCATCAAACACTTTGAGGTTCTCCAGGACATCAGAATAGGCTTGTTCAAAGAGGTCCACGGAAGAGTATTTACACCAAGGCTCATTCCAATCCACATAATTATCCTGAAGGACCTTGTTCCAGATACCTCTTAGATATCCTTTAACTTCTGTTTCTGTAAGGACTTTTCCACCCTTACTATAAAGATTAGAATAGAGTTCAAAAAACTTCTGAACAGTTATCCCATATAATGCGAAATACTTACTTGGAGTAACAGCAGGTTTTACTCTATCCCGTTGGTACTTATATTTCTTTGGACACTCCATGTAACTCTTATACTCAGAATACGAAATTTTCATTTTATGATTCCTTTGATATAATTGTCAGCTTCATCTATGTAGTCTTTAACTCTTTGGACTACGGCTTTATCTACATTTGCTTTATCTATCTCATCTTGTATATTATCCTTATCAGTATCTGTATCAGTAGCAACTTCCAACTTAAGAGTATCAACAAACTCTTCAGTAGCCTTGGCTCTTTCTTTCTCAGTTTTCTTTTCCTCAATGTTAAACACTTCTGTAGCAGGCTTAACACGAAGCTTTACAGTCTGAGTACTAATCTTCTTATCTGGAGATATAGTCACTACACAGATTTTTGGGTTTCTTCCGATGTCATCCTCAACCAAAGATCCCCGACTTATGGCACCAACATTGATAAAGTGCTGTTCTTTCCCGATTATGTTAAGAACTTCCACACCCTGGTCTATATGGTAGTGCCCCAAGATGAAAATATCATCTCTTAACTGGGATATCTCTTCATAGGAATAGAGCTTTGTTTTAAATAAAGATCCACCCTTTTTTGTAGCATATAGATGCAGAGCGCAAACGCTCACTGTTCCTTCATCATCCACTATTCTTGGATACGCAGATGTAGATTCTAAATACGGGTCTTCAGTAAAAGGAAATGAACGAAGTCTTACATTTTTAATCTTTCTTTCTGCCCCAATCTGTATCAATGCTCCGCTTTCGTATATAACATTTAGAGGTTGCTTATCAAAAGTGATATAGCTGTCATTCTTCAAGTCATGATTACCTTCTATGCAGTATACCGGGGCTGGAAAAGACTTGAAGAGTTTTATGAGGATTCCTGTTAATTCATGGGAGTTCTTCATGGGAGCTTTGAGATTAAATAAGTCTCCACCGCAGACAAAGAAATCTACATTTAATTTCTCTCCTACGAGCTTTATTTGATTAAGCTTTTCCAGGATATCCTGTCGATAGTCACCTAATCGAGCTTGAGGGTTTACATCGCTGATATGTACGTCTGTGAATGTAATAAATTTGGTAGTGTCAGTCATTTTTAACCTCCAGACTGGCACCGCATACGGGGCAAGCCTCGAATTTATCTAACTCTTGCTGAGTAGTTTCCATTTCTTTAGTTACAGTTGCTAAAGCGGTTTTCAAATCGGTAGCTTCTTTAGATGTAACTTGAAGGTCTTGGTAGATTCTTCTCAATGTATCCACTGTGTCAAAATCTATTGTGGGCGTTTTCGGAAGAATAAAGTCAGCCAGTATCCTCTCCATATTTTCTACTTCTAAATATAAAGAGCAATATCTGTTATTTACTGATTTGAGTTTTTCTACATCATTAATTTTATCGCTCAGTTCCTGAGACATCTCAGAAGGTATTAGGATATCCTTATAACTTTCCAATCTTTTCATATCTTGAGCGACAACTGTTAGTTGAGAACGAAGATTGTTCATCCTACTTAAAGTTATTATAGATTCTTCGATCTCTTTTCCTGATGGTATCTTTATTTGAGATACCTCTGAGAGTCTATTTATTTCTTTTTCTACTGTAGAGATAGAAGAATTTATAACTTTCAAATGTTCTATAGTACTCTCTTGAGATTTTATATCATCTCTCTTCTTAACTATTGAACCTTTTTCGGATAGTATATCTTCAAATCCTACAAATCTATCAAAATCTCTCTTAGCTACTACTAAATCTTCTTTTCGGGTCTTAAGAATATCACGATTCTTTCTCTGGTCCCGGTTACAGAACTCTAAGGCTTTATACAGCTTATCTAAGCCATACATAGAAATAAGTAAATCCGCTGCTTTGGAGTCCCTTTTGTCCACCAAAAACAGCGGATTATACTGTTCACAGTAATGAAGATTTACTTCGTCATCAGCATTGGTAGTGATTACTCCAAACCCAGAGTCTATAATTTGTTGAGGTTGACTATCCTTACCTACCTTCTTCTGCTTTATACCATTGATCTCATAGAAGTTGTTACCGCTTTCTTTGTGCCATAACAAATCCATGTTTTCACTTTTTATACGTACCTCACAAAAAGTTTCACCCCATTTGATGAACTGTTCACCTTTTTGATTGGTTAAAGCAGCATTGATAGCCCTCAATAAAGCGCTCTTACCGATGAAGTTCCTACCTGTAACAGTACAGAACCCATCAAAAGAAAACTTTATGTGTCCAATAGACTCATAGTTTGTTATCTCTACTTCAATCATTATCTTACACTCTATTCATATTTATAATGTTTTAGTATGTACTTTAATCGACAGCTTTCTCAGTTTCAATTCCAGATCCCATCATCCCTTGAAGTTCTGCGAGTTCTGCTTTATCATCGTCACTGAGTTCCACAATCTTTGTCTTTTTCTCACCCAGATGTTTAGTAAGTTCCTCAAGGGTTTCTTTTTCATCTTCTGTGATGCCCTCACCTTTTTTAAGGAGTTCATCTCTAAGCTCTATCATATCCTGGAAACTCTGTTTAGGTACCAGATATGGCTTAAGTGCTTCGAGTACATCTGGGTTCTTTTCAAGATGACTAAGAACAGCCTGTCTACCTTGGATCTTAAAACTATGTGTTTCGTTTGGATCTTTCCATTCGTAGTACCCAGCGCCACCCTTCTTAATAATATTTCGGTTGATACCTAATTCTACCAACGATAGAATATTGTTGATACCTTGACCGAAGGTAATAAAAAGAGGGATTTTTTTGAATGGAAGGTCAAGCTTACTCTTAATGATACGAGCTTCCACTACCTGATTAACACACTTCTCTTCCTTAGCTCCGGTAATATTGCTGATAGCATCTACCTTTTCTTGCTGCTTTCCTTTGAGTTCGATACGGATAGTAGCAAAGAACTTTGGAGCTTTACCGCCTGAGGTAGTCTCATTAGGACCTGGATCATACTGGCTTGATTTGATAACTGTGCGCAGCTGGTTCAGCATCAGCAAACAGGTATCATATTTCTCAAGGCGTTTATTCATCCAGTTTAGGAAGGTGCTCATTAAACGAGCGTGCTTACCAATTGCTGTTCCGGCATCTGCTTCAGCTTCTGAAGTTTCCTTTGGAAGCATAGCAGTAACAGAGTCAATAACAATAAGAGCAGGCTTTAGAGTGAGCAGACCTGTCCCAAGAAGGTTTGTACCTTCTTCGAAGCTTTTTGGTGTCATGTGATAAAAAAGAGGGGGATTCAAGTCTATACCGAGATTCTCGATATATTTGAATTGTGTTCTGAGGGAGTGCTCAAAGTCTGCATAAATGACAGCCCCACCCATCTTCTGGGTTTCTCTCACAGCATGCAGTGCAAGGGTTGTTTTACCACAACCCTCACCACCAAATACCTCAACCATGTACCCACGGGGATATCCGCCTGGGGCTTCTTGATGAGTTCCGTCACCAATAGCTCTATTTAGAGACCAAGAACCTGTAGGGATAAAGTTTATTTTCTTTTTGATGTCTCCAAGGGCATCATTTTTCTTGAGAAGCTCTAAAAATGCTATACTTGCTTCTCCCTTTGAGACCTTTTTCGTAGTAGTATTTGTCTCATTTTCAATCGTCTTCTTCGGTTTCTTTTTGAAGTTCGCCATCTTTTACTCTCCTTTTAATCTTTTCAAAATCATAAAATAGCTCATTCTCTCGATATATGATTCCAGAGTACTCTGTTACTCCTTTTTTCATACCTCTTGAGAACGTATGCTTTCCAGAAAAAACATCTCTCTCATAATCTCCAAGTTGCTCTTCGGAGAGTGTTTTATCTATAAACCACTGTTTAAATCTTCTTCCAAAATACCCAGCCCAATAAGCATCAGCTGTATCTTCTGGTAACTTTTTACCTTGAAGATTTAAAGCAGTCTTAGCTTTGTCTATCATTTGAGGCTTGTGGATTTCATGAACCTTATTATCTGGGAAGACCAGCTTTTTCAGCTGCTGAGGAGGGAAGTATACAATATAGATTCCTTCTTCCATATACATACGATGAAGGAATTGATTCAAAGCGAATAGTATTTCAGTACTGAATGCTTCGTAGAAGGGTGCTTCTGCGCCTATAAACTTTATATTGTACTCTTTGAGCTTACTTCTTACTTGCTCTGTTTGCTTGATTAATCTTTCAAGCAAAATACCATCAGTAGGATCGGTTCTAAGTAGACCCTTATCTTCTACAATGTTTACTGGCTTATCCAGATCCATTACCACAAAACCCGACTTCTTTAAAGACGGGTCAAGTCCTAAAATATATGACATACTGCCTCACAAAAAGGGTGTGGTGCTTTTGTAACACCACACCCCTCCACATTAATGGTTATACACCTTGGAGAACGTCATCAAGCTGGACGTTTGTGGCAGCATCCTCTGAACCTGGGGCATCGATCCCAAGACGCTCACGGATTTCTTCCAGTGAGAGGTCTGAAGCGAGACTCTTCTCCATACGGGCGAAGATATCATCGGCTTCCTTGAGAATCTTTTCCTCAAGTTCCTTCTTTGCACGCCAGTAACTTGAGTTGCAACCATTAACAATGAGGTTCTGATACTCTTCATTGTCACAAGTCACGTTGATGTCGTGGTCCTTAAGTGAAAATTCCTGGTCAATAGTCATCATCTGCTGAAAAACTTTTTCTCCGAAAACCCACGGAACAATCTCATATCCTGAAAGCTTATCTTTGAGTTTTCCGGTAGCTTCATCTTTCACCTTGGTGATTTCATAGATCACAAGGACCCCACCGAGTCTCCAACGGGGAACATTACCCTGGTAACTCTGTGTGCAGCAGATAGCTTTTTCTTGTTTGGTGCTCTTGCAGATAAAGTAACGGTCTTTGAAGTGGACTCTTGCTCCCTTGAAAGGATCAGTACCTTCCTTGAAAACGATACCACAACGAAGGGTCTTTCCCTGTTTGAACTTGTGCCCTCTGAATGACTGGGGCTTAATGTCGACTCTGTTTAGTCCAATGCTCTCTAAAGCCATGATCTGTCTCCTTGAATTGAAGTTAGGCGTATCTCTCTACGAGAAACGATTAAAGAAACTGTTCGATAAAATCTCCAGGTCTGTATACTATCCTACGAGTATTGATGTCCTTAGTAGTCATAGTTTCTGATTTTTTGTCATAAACTTTTTTCTTTCCTTGGACTTCTTTGACTCGAATAGTACCAAACCCCGCTAACAAATTGACTTTTTTCTCTCTAAGTATTTTGTAGAAAAGCTCGTGTACCAATTTTTTGTATAGCTTTCTCTTTAGCTCTTTAGTACCAGCCTTCTTCAGTAATCCAGGGTCTACTTTTTCTGATAGTACTGAGATTACTGTTTGCATGATTGTTTCTTCGACATCCATGTTCACAGGTTTTCTAGTAAATCATCCAAGTCTATCCCAGAATCCGATACAGAGGCCGAATCTTCTTTAACTGGTTCTTTCGTACTCTGCGACTTCGTTGGCGCAGTTTTCTCTGAGGCTTTCTCTTTCTTAGGCTCTGCTACAACTTCCGCCTTCGTCTCCGAAGCATCCGAAGAAGTTTTCACATCTTCCTGAGAAAGGCCACCATCCTCATCAAGAACACTCAATATGTCTGAGATGGAATCACCCTTCTCACCAGAATCTTCTTCATCTTCCGTTGCTATTGAAGTAGCAACTGTAGAAGACTCTTCTTCCTCAACTTCTACTGCCGTAGAAGCTTTCAGAGTAGAAACTCCTGGTAAGTCGTCTAACCCATCCATGAGCGGTGACATATCTATGTCCTCAGATGGCTCGGATTTTCCTGATGCGCTCACATCAGAAAGACCCTCAATTTCGATATCTTCCGCAGTGCTTTGTACTTGTCCCAATTTGTTTGTCTCGGGAGCGTTTTCCTCTGCACTACTTCCAATAACATCAATGATGTCCGCGTCTATATTATCTGATATTATATCTTCTGGTTTTGTAGACTCTTCAACAGTTTCTACATTATCCAGATCAATCTCTTCATCAAGTTTTTCTTCTAATTTACTAAGCTCCCCAAGACTCCTTGCATATTCTTTGATAGTAGGGTCATCTGTAGGGAGTATGTTCAGCTTCAATATCTGAAGCTCAGTAAGTCTTGCTTGGGTTTTGATATCTGAGTTACGGGCGCGAAGAAGCTGTATATGAGTTCTAATCGTGGCTAAAACATTCTGAAAATCTGCCACATCATTCTCAAGCTCTGATATTCTCTGGTTATTATCCTCATACATCTCATCAACAGCGGCTTCTCTTTCTTTAGCTGTTGTATACTTTTTTCTTATAGCTTCATTATTTACCAAAGCTTTCCTTTTTAGGATTTCAAGCTCTGCTTTCTCTATACTTAGATTCCTTTTAGCTACCGTGAGCGCTCTGGACTGGTTTATATATACCATCTGTACTTCGCTCATCTTTTTAGCACATTCCGTAAGTTTTCTATTGATATATGACGGAGAAGGATTGTCCAAATCTTCCAGCTGTACATCTAATTTCAATAACTTATCGTATATGTCTGAGAAGTTCACTTTTGTAGTCTCTGCCATAATATCACATCCTTAATCTCAAGTAAAAGAGGTTTGAAATATCTCTATTCGAGTTAATGTAATAAATTGTTCTGCGTTTTTAAAGTAACTATGATTATTTTTTTAGCCTTGTCATTTCAAAGGGAGGCTTCACTCTTTCGTTGAAGCTATTAAGGAACTGCACAGTTTCCTCATCGTCTATATCTCCCCAGAAAAAGATAGTTCGTATCTTAGTGGGGATAAGAAGACGTAGTTCGTCTATGTGCGGGAAATAAGATAGAAAGATAGAATTCGGGCTACCATCAAGATGCTGAAGTGCCATCAGTACCGGATACTGATAGTAATCTTCAAGTATAGCCAGATTATAACCTATGGATATTAACTGTTCGCTGTCTCCAATGACAATAGCTGCTTTAGGTTCTCTACATTCTGATAAGCTTCTGCATTGGAGTACAAGGTCCGCAAAGAGGTTCCTTCTTTTTTCATCCATTGATTGATCCTCTGCCCAAAAAGGGTGTTTCTTTTCTGTATTCGATCATTTTCTATAGCATCTATTAAGGCTGACCCTTGACCTATCACAAATACTTTCTTTTTTGCTCTAGTTATAGCTGTGTACAAAAGATTGCGCTGTAATATTTTACTACCATGTGCTTTTACTATAGGTAGAATAACTAAAGGATACTCTTGTCCTTGACTTTTGTGACAACTTATACTGTACGCTAACTTTAACATATCATCAGCTATTTTAATTGGTATGTCTACTCTTCTACGTGACCCGTTAAAATCATCTATCTCTATCACTGCTTCTGTGCTAGTAATATTAGCTACTTTACCTATATCCCCGTTATATACATCAAGGTCATAGTTATTCTTTTTTATAATTACACGATCACCTCTTCGAATAGTCCCACTTAAGAGGTGCAGTTCTTTTTCGGAACCTGGGGGATTCAAAACGGCCTGCAAAGCCGTATTAAGTGAGTCTACACTTAAAGGTCCAGAATTCCTCGGGGTGATAATCTGGAAAAGAGTAGGCTGATCTTTAGTCTTATTCATCTCTTTAATATTTTTTGCAAAATCTACAATGGTCTTTTCTATCCTATCTAAATTAGAATCTCTAATAAACCATATATCTGAGCCTTTTTCACTTTTGAAGAGGCTAAGGTCTGTATCTCCATCTCTTATTTTTTTTGCGGCTTTAATAATATCTGACTGCTCCTCCTGACGAAAAATCTGAGTAAGCCTTACTGTATGTATGCTTCCGCATTCTATAAGCTCTCGCAAAACGCTCCCAGGGCCTACAGAAGGTAACTGGTCGTTATCTCCTACAAAAACAAGTTTTGTGTGGGAATAAAGTGAGGAGATTAACCGATAAAAAACTTCTTGGTCTACCATTGATATTTCATCTAGAATTATAACTTGGGTAGAGTATTTGTTTAAAGCATTATAGGACCACTCTTCCCCTTTATATCCTAATCTTCTATGAATAGTATAAGCTTCAGTCCCTGTGGTGCTTGCTAATTTTTTTGCTGAGATACCAGTTGGGGTGAGTAGCTCAAAAGAAATATTCTTTTGCTTCATAATCTCAACAAAAGCTTTAGTGGTCTGAGTTTTTCCCGTCCCCGGTCCTCCCGTTAGGATGGTAATTTTATTGTTTACAAAAGAAAATATAGCATCCTTCTGCTCAGCACTTAAGTTTATTTTATTACTAAGCTCATACTTTCTTATAAATTCTTCCGCATCAAATCCTGTGAAGTTACAGATATCTTTACTCTCTAATATCTTATTTATTAATCTGGCGCTTTCATTCTCATAAAAAAAGGAACTTAGCTCATAATATCTATCCCCATCTTGATAGATAAATCCGTCTTGTATGAGCTTTGCCAGATGAGTCTCTATGTCCTCAAATTTTACACTGGTAGGACTAAAAGGTTGTTGGGTTAGTTTGTTATATTCGTTGAATATGGCAATAAGTTCTGCACCATTTAAGAAAAGATGCCCTGATTGTAGACATCCTTTTAAAGTATAAAGTATGAAATAGCGATATCTTAGAGGATCTTGAGGAGACATCCCAAGTTTATTAGCAAGGAAGTCGCAGGTACTGAAACCAAACCCCTCAAAGCTTAATAGGAAGGGATTCTGCTTTATAACCATTTCAGCATTGTAACTGTACCGGGAGACTATCTTATTAATCTTGTAGGGGGATAGACCCAAAGAGTGTAAAAAAATCTTTACGTCTTTGAGTTCTTTGTTTTCTTTCCAAGCTTCAACGAGACTTTTTACAATGGACTCTCCAATACCATCTAACTCCAGAAGCTTCTCTGGCTCATGGTATATAATATGATCGAGATCTTTACCTTCAAAGTGTTCGGCTATTTGATAAGCGCGTTCAGGTCCTATCCATTTGGCAATAGACTGCAAAAAGAGGACAAGGCCATTTTTTGATTTATCGTGAGAGAACGCAAAAGACTGAGCACGAAAACTGGTTCCATACTTAGGATGACTTTTATAATCACCGTGAGCTTCAACAACGGCCCCCATAAGTAGATTGGGGACTTCTGCCTGGACTGTAATGCAAGATTTATCCTTTTGTCGGATCGTAAAAATCTTGAAGTTACTGTTTGGGTCCTGGAACTTTATATGTTCTACTTTTCCTATAACTGTTTCCATTAAGTACTCTTCTTCTTGAATAAAAGGTCTAGTCCTGATTTAGCCATCAAGACTAATAGGGCTATCAGAAACAAGCATGCGAAACCTACAAGAATACCTGCTGCAGAACTAACTACAGTATAAATAATAGACTGTATAAGACTCCCAGTTGGGGAGAACATAAACAGAAGTATTGATACTATAAAGATAGGTAGCAGTAGTGAAAGCGACGGAATGATCTTTTTCATTATGTCCTTTATAAAGGAATACCCATACACTCCTTAAAGAAATGCATGGGTTCCTGGATTTCTAAAGATTAAACAATATACTTACGGTCTACTTTGACGATGATATATTCCCCATCCTTGTAGGTAGAGAACTTCATACCATCTGAGAAAGCCCGTCCAGCATTAACTTCGAGAACAACAACCTCGTCATCCTCACGAGTTGCAAATTTCTTGGCAAAATCCTTTGCCATTTCAGTAGTCTCATAGAGTTTGATGTACTTCTTTGTATGACTCTTGAGGCCGCTATCCCTCATACGCTCTGCAAGGTTCTTCAGAGTTCCGAAATAGAGAGTTTGGGGAGGTTGGACGTACTTAACGATTTTGTACTTGATAAGGTCTTCGCCGTTAATGAGAATTTTCTGATCTCGGTCTTTGAAGTAGAGTTCTATAACATGATTTCGGTTGATGTAGGAAAGTTCTGAAAAGCGCCACTTCAGAAAAGCTACGATGTCATCTACCTTGGCAAATCCATCAGCATCCAAGTCAATCTGGAAATCACCTATCTTAATACTCCCTGCATTCTTTTCTGCAGCTTCCCGGAGCAAATCAATCACTGTTAGAAGTGCTCTCTTAAAGTCATTTACGTTCTTGTAGAACGTTGCTGGTGATTTCTTAAGGGTTTTCCGCACAGGTGTAAACATATCAATACCCCTTTCCATGTGTTATTTACTAAGATTCTTGTTGTTTACGTATATCGGCTTGTTTGGTCTTATCATCTTCTGAATCGTTTTTCAAAACCTCCTCTCGTGCAATTAACCCATCAATTATGTAATTCAGGATATCATTAACGGACTTAACCTCACCTACCAAATGTTCTAAGAGCTTAAATAGAGGATTCTCTTTATTCTCTAACAATTCCTTGATGTTTCTTTTATCAGCATTCATAATCGAATACAAAAGACCCATAACCTGCTCAGTAACTTTTGTATTGAAATGAACCTTCTTATGAATAAAGACTTTCAAATCCCTAGAGATTCCCTCTAAAGAAAAAGTTACTGCTGCAGTCTTTAATCTCTCTTCATTGAACTTCTCGAATTTTCTTTTAATATTTTCTGGTTCAGTCATAGTAGTCCTTACGCTGTTAAGAGCTTTTCAGGTTCATGAGAAGAATATACTAATTGGTTCAAGTGTTTTAAAGCTGACTGTAAGGAAAATAGGACAAGAGTTTGATATCTACTTTTTTATAAAGAATCGTTTTCATATTATAATTAAATAAAGATCTAAGAGTTTACTTCCTACGGAAGGAAACAGTAATAACCAAAAAGAACCCTATCAATCCTATTACTTGGATTGAGCTTGAAAGACAGAATTATTTAAAGAATTCTAAATATATTCATAATCTCGTACTGAAAAAAACTTTATGCCAAGAACTTTAAAAAACCTGAACCAACAAGTATATTCTTTCAAGAACAGATTAGGAGGGATCAATTATGGACAGAATCATTACTATAGTTTCACCTGATAAGATTACTCCATCTATGTTCATAGACTTTTATGAGAAACTCTATGGAGATAACAAGATAGTCTTAGTTAGGGATATAAACTTTCTCTATTCTAAGCCTGTCCAGGAAATGATGTTTGTAGACGCTCTTAAAGAAGCTAAGGAAAAAGGTCTGAGTCTTATTGTGAAGTACACCGTTAAACCAAACACAGACCTGTCTAAGTACATGATTCCTATGTGTTTTCTTGATGATTCCGATCTCGTTATTAAGTTCGATATGTACTCGACAAAACCAGAAGTTATCAAAGATCGTCAGGAGTCCACGGCTCTACTTGAAAAGTGGGAGGCAAATATTGCCTCCCTGAACCGAACGTAAATAATATACTTACGGGAACCCCCGTATGAAAGCCCCTCCGGGCGAAACGTATACGGGGAATTTTGACAGGGATTTAGGAAACCTGTTTCGTACATCAGTCTACTACTTGAAAGAGTAGGGAGATGTAGTATGACCAGAAGCCTTGAAAGGCCGATGGAGAACAGCTTATAGCGACTCTCGCTGAAATCGTAGCGTCAGAGGCTAAAGCCTTTCAGTACATAAGTCATTGATTTGACTGTGTATTGACCGACTAAATCTTTACAAAAGAAACAGTAATAACGAAAAAGAAGCCTATCAATCCCATTACTTGGATTGAAGAAGTGAACTCCCGCGAGTAGGCGGGGCACAGGTTCTTAAAACGCAGTCGAAGGGAATCCTTTGTTCTTCACAAAGATTAAAGGACATATAGAGGTATTGTCTCAGCTAAAAGAATGGCTATTAAATGAATCATTCTCTGGGGTATATCTTTTACGTGGACCTAAAGGTGTGGGAAAGTACAGTACTGCAAGAGCACTCTCAAAGTACATACTATGCAACGGTCTAAAGGATGATAGTTGTCGATGTGACCAATGTAGACAGTTCCCGGACCACCCAGATTATTTGGAGATTGGTACTAATGAAGATGAAGAGATAAAAGTAGCGGATATAGATAGGGTTGATGAGTTTGTGACACTTCTACCCTTTAAAAGTAAGTACAGAGTTGTTTTGATCGATAATGCAGATAATCTAAATCTTCAGGCAGGCAACAAACTGCTCAAGATTTTGGAAGACTCAAAGCCTCATACCTTATTTTTTCTTGTTTCTTCATTCCCTGAGAAGCTACTTCCTACCGTTCAATCCCGGACATGCCCAATAGAGTTCAAGGCGCTGCAGTCGGAAGATGTGCTTGAAATCCTAAAAGCTCAAGGAATGGAATCAAGTAAGATAGAAGCTTTGAGAGGCGCTATCCCTTTTCTTACTCAGAGTGTCCTAAAAAATGCTCTTAAGTATTATGAGTATGTGAAAGAACTCCCTGGATTCTTAGCTAGCTTTTCCACAAAGACAGAAGATGAGATTTTGTCTTATGTGAGTTCAGTAAATGAAAAAGAAGAACTTTTCTATTTTATAGAGGTTCTATTGGTATATACCAATGATATTTTGAAAATAAAGTATGATGGTTCTGATTCAGTTATTTTCAAGAGTCATTACGAGGCTTTGGTAAAAATCTCTCTGGATTGGACTGATGATATTTGTGTGGCTTTAACTGAGAAGTTAAGAAAAGTCATCATAGATAATAACAAGAATTTATACATAAAGCTATACCCAAGAGTGCGGGTATCTATTAGTTGGGTATACATGATATTAAAGACAGAGATAGAGAAAAGGAAAAAGAAAAATGGATTCTAAATTCCTTTTACAGAATAAAGAACCTTTTTTGGTTAAAAGCTACATAGAACAAATCAGGAAACAGTTCCAGGATTTTGAAGTAGTATATACGGTAGAACCTGGAGACTTCATAGATAATGTACACAGGGGCACCCTTTTTGGAGAGGGTAGTAGGATTATAGTTTTGAATCCGCTTACTGAGGAAGCGTTAGAACCCATATACTCTGTAATGAATCTGGAATCCCCAGATGTTTTTATACTGGTAGATGATGGGGGTCTTTCCAAAAATAAGTTTTATACTAAGGTTAAGGCGCTTTGTAAAGTCATAAAAGTGGAAAAATTAGAAGATAGAGAAGTCGAGCCTTGGACGGACAAGTATCTTCGAAATAGAGGACTCACCTGCGACCCAGATGTATCTACCATTATAGCTTCAAGAAAAGGTAATAACCTTTATGCGATAGCTTATGAGATTAGAAAGCTGGAGTTTGCTTGTTCTGATAAAAAAGTTTCAAAGCAGAAGTGTCTTGAATTAGTCTCTTTTTCTGGGGAGGCTAAATTTTTTGATTTTTGTAACTATTTTTTCAGGAAGCGGGTGAAAGAGACTCTCTTAGAGTTAGATAGAGTATCTGAAGAATCCTATATAGGTTTGGTGCATTTTTTGTTATCTTATATAGATAAGTTGTATAAGATAGCGATATATAAAGAACAAAAAATGGCCGATGAGGATATCTGTAATATTCTGGACCTCAACAGATACATCTACAAGAGCAAATATCTGGTAGCTTTGGCAGCGTTTGGTAAAGTAAGGTTATTAAAGGTTACAGACCTTTTGAATGATTTGGACTTGAGACTAAGGCTATGTAAGTTTGATAAAAAGTATTTGATGACTAACTTTATTGTTAAATGTATGAAGGTTTAATAAGTTTTATAGGAGATAGACATTATGGAATTTATGATTTATCAAAAGAAATGTAATAAATGTGGTTGGTTTGTAGAAGGGCTTAAAAAATCTGTAGAGTCATCAGTAATCACAGGTAAGTGGGTAGAAAGGCATAATAATAGGTGTTCTGGAAAAATTATATCGAATTATACTGATGAATCTATTGAGGAGAGTAAAAATAAAAAATCATACAAAAAAGGTTATATTTCTGGTAACACGAGGTCGCGGTAATATGTGTAAGTGGAATCCAATGAATCCTTTTAATTTAGACGGATGTGATGAAACTAAAACTCGAATAGAGATAAGAAAAGATGTAGAGACTGTAGCGGGAACTTTTGATATGGAAGACACTATATGTGTTGGGTGTGGAGCTAAGTCCAGTAAATGCATTATCCCTGAGCCTAAAGTGAAGAGAAAAAGTTGTAAAAAATGAATAAAGACGATAATACCATAGCATCCTTATATGTTTTAGGATTTGCAGTAGTGCTAATTTTCTTTATACACTTTTTAACTAATAAAAAGAAGAAAAGTCACCCTGGTCATATACCTCTATCAAATAATGGGCTTTATGATATAGGGTGTAATCATTGTCACTGGCAAAATACAATAAATGGAGCGGAGCTTAAAGAAGATCTGAAAAGAACGGGATATTTTTGTTGTGGTTGTGATAATCCTATATACATAAGAAAAGCAGAAAAAGATGATTGATCGCGGTGTTGTAATAGAAATAGATATCGATAAAGAGAGGCTTCGAGAGATCGTTTCTGAAGCGCTTAGAATGATATACGAGTACCTTGGTGGGGAGTATACTTTAACGCGAGAAGAAGTCCTGGCAGAATTAGAGAGCTATATAGGCATAGACCGAATTTCTACTGAGTTCTTTCTTCATATAGGAAGTAAGTCTATACCAGACATGAAGATGCGCGTAGACCCACGGAGAAGAAAAGTTTTTCTGAAATCGAGTTTCAAGAAAAAAGTAGCCAAACTTAACCATTTTGTGAAATTATTATGAGAGTAGAACCTTTGTTCATACGCTATGCTAACGGAATGGCCAACACCGAAGCGGTTGTTAGGAGCTATCTATCGATAGCTGAGGATGAGAATTCAAAAAAGATAGCTGCAGAAGTTATCACTAAGTTGCCTGACCTAACTATGTTTAGGAAGGACTTCAGGAGTTGTTTAGACGATTTGATAGACAATGGTATTAATAATCATTTCATAAATTATGTGAATAGTTACATGAAGCCTTCATTAGAGGAGTATGTAGAAGGAAGTAATGCTTCAAGGACAGGAGAAAAGAGAAAGGTAGTTATAAAAGCAGAAGATGCACCCTGGATAGAAGCTATGATATGCTACAACATGTCATTATACATAAGAGTATATGGTATCACGGATATAAAACATTGCCCAAATTGTGGTAATTTTTTTAGTCACAAAGGGAAGTACGCTAAATACTGTAGTGATATATGTAAGGAAAATTCAGGAAAATGAGTATAGCACTCTTAGCTTTTGGGTTACAGAAATCCTATTTGCACCCTCAAGGGAGTAGATATTTGGGAGCTAAGGCTGAGATTTATAAGGTTAGGATACTTGATTATTTTAGGTCTTTAAATCGTAATGATATTAAAGTATACTTAATAAGAGAGGTCCATCAGGTCGATGATAAGTTTTACAGTAGAACAAAGACTCATTCAGTAGCAGGTACTAAAGACGTAGAAATACCAGAGGAATATAAACCCTACGCCCATTTTATAGTAAATACAAACAGATATAATGCTTTTTACAAAACAGCTCTGGATTCAGAGCTGTATAAGATCAAACCGGAAAAGGTGTGCTTATTGGGATTCGAGACCCATACTAATGTTCTTTTTACTGCTGAGGAACTAAGGAATAGGGACTACAATGTCACTCTTATAGAACCTTTAGTGACAGCGGAGGACGATTACCTACACTCAATAGCACTTACTATGATGGTGGATTTTCTATCTGTGGACATCAAACAGGAGTAAACTATGGTAGAGCTATATGAAATAAGGTTAAAATGTCCGTACTGTAAGACAGAGACTGCATTGGTTGTTCATGAGAATAATCCAGTCATGTTTGAGTGTCCGGGGTGTGATAAGAATGTTGTGATTCAGAATAACATTGTTTATACTATCCCCAGGAAGTTTTTTAATAAAATAGCCAAGAAGTACAAGACCGTTCAATGTGGAGAAGTCATAGGATACAAGCCTAATGGTAACGAGGTTATAAGCCAAAAAGAGATAGATGACCTACATAAGGAGCTATCAGTAATCTCGACGGTTGATGACTTTATCAAGAAGTTAAAATAGTTCACTTTAAAAAACCTTAACCATTTCGTACATTATCTATATGGAAGATAAAGACTTGGACGGAAAACTGGTTTATTTGACCCTTTTCTACGAAAAGTGGATACGGGAAGTCCACCCGGAATTCAACATACCTATGGTCAATCGCTTGGCTAAGGTTATTAAGGTCATAGACTGGGACACAGATGAAGGACGACTCATCCTCAATGAGAGGAAGAGGAATGGTAAGTGGGACAAACTTAAATCTGAGGACTATAGGTTTGTTCTTAATATCTACTACCAAGAATTAGCGCAAACCAGGAAAAATATAGCTATAGCAGAGATGGTGCCTAGGTACTACCCAGACAGCAAGAACGAATTATTTAGGATTCTGCCAGAGAGTATGATAACTGGATTACTAAAAAAAGAACAGAATGCGTTCAAGGTAGTAAAAAAGAATGTATCTAAACAACTTAGTTCTAAGAGCAAATAAGTATATATTTCAATATCCTGAAGCATTAAATTATTTAGAAGGCAGAGGGATAACTCAAGAAGATATACTTAGATATTCTTTAGGATTCACAAAGTACGTAAGTTTGCCGGATGATGGTTCAGAGGACTTTCAATTTTTGGCGAAGAAAACAGCAGGATTTCAGATGCTTCAGGGAAAGCTTATTATACCCTGTAAGAATCTGTTAGGTCATGTAAATGGTCTTGTAGTTAGAGATATCTACAAGAAAGAATATAGACAATACTTTTTAGACGAGGCAAAGAAACTAGGAACTTTTTTTGGACTCTACGAAGCTTTTCCTGAAATACTTCGTACCAGAAAAGTTTTTATCCATGAGGCAGCACTGGATAGTATTTCTTTCGCCAAGGCGTTTCCTAATAGTGTCTCAGTATTAACTTCATTTATGAATGAGGTTCAATACGAGACTCTTACTATGTTAGCAGATAAGATTATTATGGTCTTTGATGAAGATAGCGCAGGTAATATCGGGAGAGATCAAGTTTACGATCTTTACGGACGTAAACATTTGTCAGATATCTCCATCGGGTATAATGATTCTAACGCTATTCTCAAACGTTTAGGACCAGAATCTTTTAAGAAATACGTCTGGAACAGAGTTCCAATTTTACTAAGAGAATAGACATTAAAAGATTATTAGGAGCAATATGTTTTCAACAAAGTATCGCCCACAGGATTTCAAAAGTGTCTTAGGTTTAGATGTACAAAAGGAAATTCTACAGAACATACTAAGAAAGCAGGAGTATGATCCCGCTTATTTGTTTTCTGGGGATTGGTCTACAGGAAAAACAACCCTTGCTAGAATATTTGCCAGAAGTATTTTTTGTCAAAACCGCAAGGAAGACATGTCCCCCTGTAATGAGTGCTTCTCTTGTCGTGAGTTTCTTGCAGAGCGTCATCCTGGATATATAGAGATAGATGCTGCTAATAATGGTACCAAAGATAAGATAAAAGAAATTCGTGATAGTCTATCATATGATACAGTTTCAGGGAGATTAGTAATCCTTTATGATGAAGCACACAATATAAGTAAAGAAGGAAAAGACGCATGGCTTAAGGAGTTAGAGAAAGAATATGAAAATGTACATCTCATATTCTGCACCACAGAGATAGATAAAATGCCAGATTCCCTCAGGTCCCGCTGCATGCAGTTCACGATAAACCACCCCACTGAAGCACACATCAAAGATAAACTCAGATTTATTAGCCTCCAAAATAATCTTAATGTAGAAGATGATGCCCTCAGTGCCATAGTACAGGGTGTTGGGTGTCATTATAGGGATGCTGAGAATAAACTTCGTCAGATTTCTTTCCTTGGGGATATTTCTCTTGAAAATACAAAGAAAGTTGTTAATATCTACAATGAAGAAGTTTCTAAGATGCTTATAGCCTTATCTGTGGATATTAATGAAGTTATGGCTATAGCAGACTTTTTAGTATCGAGAATGACGATAAAAGAGATATACAATAACATTATTAGGATGCTTATTGATAGTCTCAGACTAATTAATGGTTTGGTTACTGAGAGTTCAACTTATAATGCTATCCTTACTAATGTAGCTAAACAATATGGTGAGTCTTTATATGAGGTTATAGACTTCATACTCTCTAAGAACAGATTCAACGACTTATCTTTGTTCCAATCAGACCTTCTTCTAATACATTACAAGTATCTTAGGTCACAGTTTGACCCTAAGGTTGCGGTTGTCTCTCCTGGGCAGTCTAATGTTCCTGTTGCTGATTCATCAGAGAAGCAAAAAGGAAATAAGATGGAAGACTTAAAAACAGTAAGTTCACCCTGGGAAAGAGCAGAGATCATTCGTAATTTGAAGAAAGAAAAGAAGGATGCGGGGGATAGTCGCGTACCAGAAGTAGTTTCTTCTGAGTGGGGACTTCACGTTGATAAATTTGGGGTAGGGTCTATTCTGAAGAAGGAAATTACCCCAGAACAGTTCGGAAAAAAAGTAAGGGGACAATTGGATGAGAACAAAATCTAAAGAGAAGAATAATACGCTTCCAAAAAAGAAGAGTAAAAAGACAGTATCTAATACAGACAAAAAAGTAGAATCTAAGCCTAAGAATGCTAAAAAGATTAAGAGAGTCAATACCTCTATTCAAAATACTGATCTGACTTTTAAGTACAAAGGCGATGGTAGATGGGCTATATTTCAATTAAAAGAAGAATGTGATATAGCAGAGAATTATGAAGCTATTGAACAGGAGTTAAAGAGTACTTTTGGTGAAGAGATAGAATATTTTATTCCAGTATACAGGGAAAAAATAGATAGAAGCTCGGTAGGACTAACGCTTTTTGATGGTTATATCTTCATCCGATTTAATAGCAGCCAAGAATGTGTATGTAATCCTGGAGAGTATCGATATCTTGAAGGACCTTTGATGAAAGGCGGAAAGATTAGTTATGCCCGTGATAAAGAAATAAATATTCTTCGATCTAATCTATATAAAAAACTACAAAAACGATTCCCCCGTAGAGGACAGACTATAATTCCCAAATCGGGAACATTCAAGAATCTGGAGGGAAAAGTTGTAGGAATAGATCGAAAAAATAGAGTAGTTCGTGTGCTTTTTAAACAGAGTTCCAGGGAAGTATGTGCTGACATTAATGTGATAAATTTAGATTTTGAAGAGAACTAAAATGAGGATCATGTTTTTGTCAGATGATCCTTGGAGATAATATATGAAAAATTTCTTCATCATAGACGGTCATAATTTAGCTTTTCGTGCTCATAATTCTCATTTTGAGTTGAGGAAAGCAAATGGGGACCCGTCAGGTATGTTTTACGGATTTATACGTATGCTTGTATCCTTGAAGAAAAAATATAGGGGATACAAATTCGTAGTCACTTGGGATAACAGGGCGGATAAAAAGTTTGAAATCCAACCTGATTATAAGGCTGGAAGAGCTTCATTGCCATCAATCGTGTACAAAGAAATGGACGATTTGAAAGAGTTCCTAAAAGCTTGCGGAGTTGAGCAGTATGAAAAAAAAGGAGAAGAGGCTGACGACATTATAGCATCCCTCGCAGAGAAGTTTAAGACTCAACAGGAGGGTGGAGTACATATCCTCATCTATTCTAATGATAAGGATATGTTGCAATTAGTTGAAGATGGGGCAGTTACTGTATTCAAGCCTAAAGTAGGTCAGACACCAGAAAAGTTTTTTGACGAAGAAGCCGTAAAAGAAGAATTTGGTGTTCTGCCTAAGAGACTAGCTGAATTCAGGTCCTATGATGGTGATACCAGTGATAATATCCCTGGTATACCAAGAGTAAGAAGAAAAGTTATAGCCAATTTACTTAATAAGGTAGATTCTATACAGTTCCTGGCTAAACAAGCAGCAGAAAGTACAGAGCTATCTGATAAAGAGAGAGAAGCTATACAGGAGTTCCATCCGAGAGCTATGCAGAACTATAGTATTGTTAAGCTCAGAAAGGATATATCCAATATCCAGGTAACGGAGGCTACATACTCTAAGGAAAAGTTAGAGGCATTCTTCCAAGACTATGAAATAAAATCTATAAAACCAGATGAAGTAATCGAACTTTTTCAGTCAAGTTTAAATGTTCGATACACCGAAGCGAGACCCTCATACAAACTTGAGACCTTTTCTCTCTTCGATTAACAGTTTGGTAGGAGGATAGTAGATGACTCATTTGGTAAAAAATATGGACCCGTTTGAAATACAAAGTCGTTTTTCCACGGAAAACTTTTCTTTTTATTCCTTTAAGGAAAGTACTTTTTGTCTGGATGATTTTGAGCCTTTTATACAGAAGCTGCCGAAGCGTGAAATCGATCTTATCGACATGTACTATAAGAGACAGAAGAAGCAAAAAGAAATAGCTGAGTTCTTTAACGTTACTCAGGGAGCCATTTCTCATCGTTTATCTCGTGCCAGAAAAAGATTAGCTTTTCTTAGGGATATGCCAAAGGTATCTGGGGACTTGCGTGTTCAGCTATCACGTCATTTTACAGACTTTGAATGTGATATCATAGTTCTTATGGTAGAGACTACATGCCAATCCAGGACTGCAGAGCTTTTGAATGATAAGTATGAACTTACAGAGAAAGACAAAATGACTCAGGTTAAGGTCCGGCATAAATTTGATCGTTCTATAGATAGAATGAAAAGGTTAAAGAGAAAATATCCAGAATTAAAAATAATGTACGAACTATCTAAGTACATAAAAAAGAATTTGTATATGCTTCATGAAGTCGTATTACCCCATTTTGATAAGGGGTATAAGGTAGAATATGATGGGGTATACTGATTTAACCGTTATTTAAGGCCCATAAGAAAAGTTTAGAACTAATAATCTTTTAATATAAGTCCTCCATTAGAATTCGAATAAGCCCAGTAAAATTTGGAGCTTATTAATTCTGGTGGGGGGTTTTTTTATGTCTATAAGTTGTATTCAATTGAGACTCAGGAAGATAGCCAAGAAGCTATTAGAGGCTGAATACGACTACGTTAACATCCCTATATATCAACAGTTTACGGATCAATCTGATGTAGAGAATAAGGACACCACACGCGGTGGGCCACCTGCAATGAATAATGAGCCTGAGCAAGAAAACGAAGAAGGAAGGCTCAAAAGGAAGCAGGATATCAGAAGACAGGGACCTCGCCCTGGAGTAAGGGACCCACTATTACTTAATCGTGAAGATACGGGAAATCCTAATAATCCTGATTCTGTTTCTCCATTGGAGAATCTGCAGGGAGAAAAAACAAGACAACCAGATAGAAGTCCTTTCAAGAACTATGATGAAGAAGATTTGCAAAAGGACACAATAGGTTTTAATCCAGATGAAGACCATGTGACAAAGGATAACTTATGAGAGCGTCATTCGAAGAACTAGTAAAAAAGGTTAATGAGAAATTTTCTGCTGTTCAACAGTATGAGAAAACAATCAGCGACAAGCTCTATTCTGATTTGAAAGAGAACGTAAAATCTGCTTCTGTAGCTGAGAAAGCAATAGAAGAGGGTATAGATTCTTTTTTTGATCCAAATAGAATAAAGGTAGCCAGTCTATCCGACCTTTTTGCTTTTGATAGAATAGGGAATAATACCCTTGTACATAAAGCCCAAAAAGATTTATGGGCAATTGAGTCTGATGATGAGGGTGTGCATATCTCTCGTTTGTTTGACAATAAAGGGGAACCTTTGAAGGTATAAGATGGTTGAACACGGAGAGTTTTTAAAATCCCTTTTTACTGATAGGAACAGTGCTGTAAAAGAGTTCCTTAATCAGCCTCCTACACCTTTGGATGATGGTGGTAAGGAAGCAGATCAGAAGATTATGGATAGTATAACAGTAGATTCTATAATGAAAAGTTATGCTATGAAGGGTGCTGGTGAGGCACAACAAGGAACTCCAGGTTTTATGAGTCCTATGAGTGAGGACTACTGGTACTATAAAAATAAGGGATACCTTAAGAAATTAGGATTAGAATAGAATATCGGAGGTTAACTATGGGAGATAGAGTTCGTTTGACGCAAAAAATAGCTGCAGCAGCTAAAAAAGACAAAGAAAAAGATAAAAACATAAGTGATAATGGTCGTATGACCGATGGTTTTGAATACGACAAATCAAAAGCTAAAGTGCTACAGAGAGTCCTTCATAATTTGAATGTCTCCCTTGGAACACTGATTGGTGCCATGAAAGAGTTGGCAATGCTAAGAGGATCTGACATCACCCCGGACGGTAAATTAGGTGGTAGAGGATTTGTGATGGAATTCAGAGAAATTAAAGGACTTATGAATGACTCTATTAAGAATCTCTCTGATATTACAGACTCGATTGGAGATGAACTTACTAATCCTAAATGGGACCTCAAAGAAAAAGAAATCAAAGAAATAAAGAAAGAAAAGGAAGAGGTAGAAGAAGCTGTAGAAGAAGCTACTGAACCTCCTACTGATACAAATAAAGAAGAGACTACTGAAGAACCTGAAGGAAAAGAAGCAGATATAGATCCAAAAGATGTAAAAGATTCAAATTATGTTCAATCAATGAAAAGATATCAGAGGGTACTTGAGGCAGGAAAAACCGATGAGGTCGCCAGTGTCCTTCGTAAAAGAATTCAAGCCAACCTTTTAAGATAGGAGAGATAACATGAGTCTCGGAGATATTTCAAACTTCATGTCTGAAGAAAAAGAAGCTGCTAAGCTTCCAGATTTGGATTGGTTAGCTCTTGACATAAAAGATAAGGACAACTATCCTACACCTAATAATGTTGAGAGTATCCCACAGCTTGTGCAGCAGTGGTCTCATAATGATGTGCATACTGCTGAACTCATTCCTAATCAGATATCGGTAGCTCCGATGACTGAGAAGAAAGCCTCATCTGGAGAAATTCAGAGTGTCATAGACACGGCTAAGAAGGAAATGATGAAAGGTCTTGTAGGCAAAGGCTTAGTTGAAAGACTGTCCAGCCTTTATCAGAAGGATCTTTTAGTAGCTGCTAAGGATGAATTGTCCAAGGTAGCCCAAGAGCAGGGATTGCTGGGTAATGTGTATATCGATTTGTCACCATTTGAATCTTGTGCTGAGGCTTCTAAGGTTCTCGGTCATAACAGGATCAGGATGGCTAAGTATGTCGTAGGACAGCCTAAGAGACACGTATGCGCTTCTCATACTGCTGGGACATGCAAAGAGCTACGCAAAAAAGTAGTAGCTTCTATGGATTATAACCAGGATTTGATGGATGAGTATACCACTCATCTTAGGATTGCTGGAATCATATCTCCAGAGGCAAAGCTCGCTTCTAAAGAAGACCTTAGAATGGCTATTGTTGCCAGTAAGAAGAGCAAAAATAAAGATGTAGAAGAAAAAGAACCAAACGACCAGCCTACTCTTCTTGATGAAACAATCAAGGAAGCTTTTGAGAAAGAGCTAAATAGGTCAGTTGTGGATATTCAGGCCACCCAGCAACCTTCAGGATTTGAGAGAATTCGTCCAGTTCTCGCATTCATTCAAGATGAAATGCTTAAGGGAAGAATGGGTGATGCTCTTAAAGATAGTATCAAGAAAAAGGTAGCAACAGAACTCATTAATGAGTATCAGGAACAGATCAAGAAGCTGGCATCACTCCAAGGTTTACTTGGTAATGTGTATGCCGATGTTTCTTTCTATAAGTCTCCTGAGGATGCTATTCATGCTATTAAAACCGCTACTACAAATCCAACATATATCATGCAGTCCCGTAGTAAGGGTGAATTTGATAACACTTTGGAAAAAGTAGCAAAGGCTACTGGTTGTCAGATCCTACCGAGAGATGGAAAGATTAGTAAGAAGATAGCTCTCAGCTATATTGATGATTTGAACTTTTCAGGAAGAATCTCATCAGATGTTGCTGGCGGCTTAAGAGGAAAAGTAGAAGCTAGCGATAACACTCTCGGAGTTATTAAAGAAGCTTTTCTCCAGACATTAAGTTATGTAAAACCTCAGAAAGAGGGTGGAGTAAAGGCTTATTTCGCATCTTTGAATAATACAAAGTATGGTACAAAAGACAAGCTAAAGACAGCTGTCTATAAGTCACTTGAAGCTGGATATAATGTTGATAAAGTAAGAGAGAAGCTCTCCGAAAAAGTTAACACTATTGAGGCTGAAGGGATGATTAGGGATGTTCTTGCTTCACTAAAAGAAGTGAATGCTGATGTTCTTTCTAATTGTAAGAACGATAAGTATAAACTTGCAAGTGATGCTTGTATAAAGAAAACTGCAAAGTGCAAAGACTGTGTTCTTGCTGCAGACCACACTTGTACAAAACAAAGAGCGAAGTTCTCAGACGCTTTAGAGCTTGAGAAACCTTCTGTACAGATTGATCCAAAGACTCATAAAGTTCTTCTTGCTGACAATCCTGATACTGTACGTCTAGACATGAATCAGGAATATGACATGACTGATTCTTTCGGTTCGGGAATGAATATCTCCTTAGAAAAGATGAGACCGGAAGCTAATAAGGAATCAAGTATAGATATGGACATTAGCTTCAATAGTGAGGGATTAGACGATAATCTTGGAAAAGTTTAATAACAGACATAATATATAATATAGGAGATAGTATGTCCGACGATTCGATAGAGTTAGACGTTAATGAGATTCTACAGGGACCTTTAGACACTGTGGAGCCTCCTTTTAGTGGTGTTAAGTTAGAATCACAAACGGAGGCTTTGAAGATCTTTGAAAAAGTAGAACCGCCCATAGTTGAGGTAAGTGACCCCAACAAATTACTTAGTGTAAATTTGGTAAATACCTCTATTCAGAAGATTATAGAAGACCCTACTAAAAATGATAGATTAGTAGAATCTATAAAGAATGATGACCCAGGTATTACCATACTTAACAATATCATGATAGAATTAGCTGAAGAGATAGCCTATATGAAGGCTTGGAGAAATAATAACTTCCAGATTGATAAGGATATAACTTCAGAGGTTACTGAAAAAAGAGTAAAAGCACTTAATAATCTTACGATGGCGGTGATAGAAAAAGTAAAGATAATGAATTTAGGTAGTAAAGGAAAATTGGATTTCTATAGCGAAAACTTTTCCAAGGTATTTGAATATTTTTTGAAAGTTGTTCAAGATACTTTTCAAAAAGTAGGAATACCTGAGCAGTACAGAAATATCTTCTTATCCGAGCTAGCGAAGCAGTTAGACGGATTCGAGAAGACAGCAGAAAAAATATACAACGGTAAGAAGAAGACATGAGTATAGCTGAAGTTTGTGCAAATATGATGTCTAAGGACGGTCTGGATCTTGATAAGATTCTGCATAAGAATATTATCGAGTTTGTGACTGCTCCTTGGGGATTGGGACTCGGGACTCTTCCCGGTGTTCCTTCGCTATACCCATCTCAACGCTTTATACTAAAAGTATACTATGGGTTACCGTTAGATAGAAGTAGTAACAGAGATATAATAATAAAGGACCAATTCAATGAACAGGAACTTTATAGATTCAATGAATATGAATATTTTAAGTTCCTGTATGAGCAGGGCAGATTAAATAAGGCAGAAGAAGGAGTACCTTATACTGATTTGAATTTAGTTATAGGACGTAGAGGTGGTAAAACCATGCTCACATCCTGTATAATAGCATATGAGACTTATAAGCTTCTAAATATATACTGCCCTCAAGAGTACTATGGAATAATGCCTGAGTCTGAGATTAGAATAACCTGTGTTGCTACAAGCAAAGAGACAGCTTCTGAACTGTTTAATGCAGTTACAGGTCATATTGAGAGGTCTGAATTTTTTAGAAGGTACAGGAACAAGCCAACGCAACAGAGAATGTTCCTTAGGACCCAAAGAGACATAGATAAATACGGAGCTTCCAAGAGGGCCTCTCTTCAAATACATGTTGCTCCTTGTAGTGCTAAAGGTCTCCGTGGACATAACAATATCATAGTAGCTTTGGATGAAATGGCCTTTTTCTTTGAAGATGAGATGAAAAAGGGAAAGATTGTTGCAAAGAGTAGTGATAGAAATGATAGGGCTATCTACACAGCTGTTACACCATCTGTTGCTAAGTTCAAAGGAAAAGATGGTAAGCCCCACGGAAAAATTATAGCAATATCATCACCTAATACAAAATCAGGAAAGTTTTTTGAACTATACGAAAGCGCATTCAACCCAGAGAATACCAAATCTTTGATGATTCAAGCCCCAACATGGGAACTTGATAGTAACCTTTCTTCTGAGTTCTTAAAGAATGCGTACATATCTAACAGAACCACATACTATGTGGAATATGGCGCTCAATTCAGTGACCAAGTAAAAGCTTGGATAGAAGATGCTGCCATATTAAGACAAAATATTATTCCGGGTCTAAAGTATAGAGAGAGGTCTTCTCTTAGAGTCCCACATTATGTTGGAGTGGACGTAGGATTAAAGGGTGACGGAACAGCAGTCTGTGTTTGTCATTATGTTTCAGAATTAGTAGATGGTGCCAGAGAAGAATTTTTAGAAGTTGATTGTTGTGATATTCGGTATGCAGAATTAGAAAAGAAAGCTAATTTCACCCCACAAAATATAGCTGATTGGTTAATAGAGTATACAAAAAAGTTTAATATAGTTAAGGGTTTATTGGACCAGTATTATGGAATGGGTATTATACCTTTATTAGAAGAAAAGGGTGTAAAACAGTACGAATATAGGATATTCACTGAAGGTTTAAACTCTATAATCTATCAAAATCTTCTTACTCATTTTATTTCCTCGGTAATAAGGTTACCAGAGGAGGAAAGAATAATAGATGGTAGGGTGGATAAGGATTCAGATTTAGTAAAAGAGCTATTAACACTACAAGCGACACAAAGAAGTAAATATATAGTTAGCGTAGAAGCTCCAGATAGGTCGGGGGCACACGACGATATGAGCGATGCTTTAGCTCGTGCTGTGTTTGTTGCTACTGAATTCAAGAGAAAAGGATACGGTGTAAAATTGATTTCAGGAAGTAATTCTGGAGCCAGAGCATTTAAAGTATTAAGAAGTATTGAAATGAGAAAAGCAGAACTATTGAGACCTGCTCGTGGAAGAGTTTCTACAGGTAGGAGAAACTTCTCACCTGTGATGAGAGCTTATTAAGACAGGAAAAAACTATGGGAAGCAAGCCTTTTAAGGATCAGTTTTATTCAAATATAATCGTCTATGACGAACGTAAGAGATATTATTATCTCTGGCAGCGCATGAACAAACCTCTCTTAGATGATGAGGTGAGAAATATGCAGCTAAGCCTTGTAGACCAAATGAGAAGGTCTGTACAAGGATTAGCTGGTGATGTTGCTGTTCCTATTGCTCCGTATGCAAGAAGCCAGGACCCTGTAAATCCAGATTCAACTATTCTAAGATATTTCAGAGTAACTCAAAAAGGCCCATCAGGTACAGCAAATGATTTTACAGTTATTGGTGGTTCAGGAATAGACGATCCAGCAGTGATGTTTGTAAAAGGATTTTATGTATTTCTGACTGGTGATATCGATTACACAGACCAGAATGATTCTGGAACTTTGGTTGACCCTGCTTTTACTGAGACTCCTATTCCTGATTTGAGCACCCCTACTTCAGATAGAGTAGACGTTGTATACGTAGATTTTAGTTTTGGTGAAGTGTCTCCTACTCTGGGAGCTAATGCAAGTGAGTATACTGATACTAACCTTAGAAATCCTATAGTAGGAACAGAGACAGGTAATAGACTAAGAGCTATTTTTGATATCAGAGTATGGGAAGATTATCCTAATAAAGAAGCAGATGGAAGTGCGAGAACTTCATCCTTGTCTGCTCCTTATTTCAGACAGAATATTTTCACTAACAGCGACTTCCTAGGGTCAATTGATTTGACCGACCCTGAAGCTAATCCTATCTACAAGCAACATTTCTTAGTGCCTATAGCAGTTCTAAATCGTCAGGCTGGAATAGCCTCGATTACACAGGATCAAATTATTGATTTGTTAGACCTCTATGATAAGAGAGTGCTATCAACAGATGAAGTGTCCTATCGTATACATCATGGTGGATATGGAGAAACTGCTGTATATGAGCTATCATTAGCCCCAGAGTTTGTACCACGCTTTCCTAATGCTGTAATAGATGAATCTGCTTTTGCAACAGGGCTAAATCAAGGATTTAATACCGAAGCTTTCAATACCGATTCTGTAACTCCGCGTGTTGTACAGAATGAGGGAAGATTCAATATGGGTGCTCTTCTCATTGGGGGAGAGACAGGGCCTGTTACGTACCCTATTTCCGCATTAACAGGTGCTGAACAGTTACATCGTGGAGAGTTGCTGGCTAATGAATTATCAACCAAATCATTAGCTGTAGGATTTGATAGAGGTGTAACAGGAGCTAGAGAATACGTAGATAGAGTAAGTGTCGAAATGCAGGGAGTAACAGCTACTGCAGTAGGTATTAGAGTACAGAACTCTACAGGTGAAACCGGAACTTTGAATGCTCTTTTAAGAGGACAGTCTTTAGGTGACACTGGTAATTATGTTTCTGTAGACTATCTAGGAAGAATGGGTATTAATACCACTGAACCTGGATGGTCCGGCCCTAATATGATATGGAACGATACTGATTCTTCTAACATTGTTTTTGATGTAGATGACTCAGGAAAAGTAAGAGCAAATCTCTTCATCGATGGAAAATTATTTGTTCTAGGTTATGTATACGGACCTTCATGGCAAGTGCCTCCTTATGTCTCTCCAGAAACTCCTGCTATCTTTGGATTTACAGGACTTGTAAACAACTATAATGGAGCAATACCTACATACCACAAGGGAATAACAGGAAGAGCCGCTTTCTATATTCGTCCAGGTATGGCAGTTGTAGGTGATACTGGAATACCAGGATACACAGGTACTTTCGGTTTTTATGAATGTTTTGATGGTAACGGAGACCGAGTATTCACCATTGGAAGTTTGGGAGATGATTTTGACAGAGTTGTTAAGACTCTTTATGGTACAGGTCAGAGAGTTTTATTCTATACCAGCTATAGCTTTAAGTACCTACCAGATGGATATGATGAAATAAGTACCGGGGACATTGTAAGTATACAAGGTTTTGATTTTGAGGGTACTCCTATAATGGATAGTATGACAGTTACTGCCACTGTAGGAATAACAGGAGCTTATGAAGTTAGTCAGTGGATACAGGGTCTTTTTGCTAATACTAAAGTTATAGTACAGCTTGATCCTTATGATGAGGATCGTCCAATAACTACAAGATACGGTAATGATGGAAAACTCATTATATCAGACTTAGAAGATAACTCATTGCTTGAGATAACATCATTTACGGTAGATAGAGCACTTCTTGATCCGATAGAGATTCCACTCGTTAAATCTAAATGGTATGGATCAGGTTTATATGGTGGAGACCTCCTAAATTTGAAGTTTGCTAAGTTGGATTTAGGAGAAGCAGCGGATGCTTGGTTATTCAATGGCGATGTTTTCTTCAATGGGAATGGGTATCTAAATAGAGTAACATTTAGTCCTAATGTAATATTTAGAGATGACGTGTTTGTGTACGGAAACTTTATTGCAGATACTACTACTTTCAATGGAGCTAAAATTAATGCTCTCACCGTAAATATCTCATTAAAGGTTGATGGTAGAGCAGCTATACATGACCATTTGGTAGTGGGGTATCCATTAGATCAAGCATTTAATGCTTTCTGTGGAGATGTAATTAATTATAACAAATTAGCTGTTTTAGTTAATGGGGATGTTAGAGCGAACGGATTCTACGCTTTACCAGAAGAGAATGTTGATCCAAAAGAGTTTGGAACTTTAGCCGTTAGGACAAGGTATTACAAAACAAAGCTGTCATTAGAAATAAACGGTACTTATGGATCATCTTCTAATCCTTTAGGGTGGCATTTAATTGATAACAGACCGGGAGTTGTTATCGATGGTGATAGCAGTCTAAATACGATTGTTATAGATTATAGTAATGGTAGAGGAACTTTTGGAAATGTTCTGCTAAACGTTAAAGGTGATATAGTAGCAGATAATTCAATTCTTACTAAGCACCTTTCAGTAGGTACAGCTCTAACTGAAGCTAATACGGATTATTCTATATATGTTGAAGGTGACAGTGTATTCAAGGGTACTGTTACTGTAGATAATCTTAAGTTCTCTGGTGCTCAGTCAGCATCAGGGAGTGAGATAACAACACCTGCAAATGTAATAGTATACCAGATAGGTAAAGAATACATAATACCTCCTGTTGGAGACATACTTAGAACTAAGAAGCTATCTCATTCTAATAAAACTATTCTAAATAATGCGGGTAAGCTTGGTGGTGTGTTACTAGATGTAGGAGATGATCCTGAGGTACCTCCTACAACATGGACTCCTAACCCGGATGAGGCCAGATTTGCACATGATACACTTTCATATGCTAATGCTCAATATGTAGGTACATCTAATCAAATTATAACGACTACAGATATAAATAAAAAAAGTGACCCAAAATTATGGAGAAGATATACAGACTGTATTCTTTTGGCTAATTTAGGGACATTGAGAATACAATGGGTAGGATATGCGGTTATGGCTAATGGAGGAGACGATTTTGTTATCTCTAATAGTGATTCTGATCGAAACCCTAATAATGTTGTACAATCTTATGAATTTGAAAGTCCTTATTTTATGAATAGGTCAGGCGGTTCAACTATTAATTGGATGCCTGGAAAAAGATTCGGAGATGAAAACCTAATAGCTCATGTACAGGTAGACCTTGTAGGTACTCATCCAGGTCAGTTCTGTGGATCTGCAGGTAAAATCTACGTACCAGATATATACAGTACAAACTCTCCTGTGTCCATTTATGTACCTATGGATAGCTGGGAAAGATTCTGTGTAAATGAGAATATCTTATCAGGTACTACAGCAGGATATAGTTATTTGTTGTACTATAAGCATGAGAAAGCTATAAATAATTTTACACGGATAACATTAGCTAGAAAAACGGGTGATACTAATAGTCCTTATGGACCAGCATATGAAACATGGTATATAGGTATTATGCCAAGGATTAATAATCAGAAGAGAATAAGTTACGCAAATAGTAATACTGATAAATTATTTATTGGAGAATGGGACCTTGACCTGATTATGTATCCAGAAGCAATTGGAAGATGTTCAAATATGATTGGTCAAATGTACGTGTCTTACATGCAGGGGTAAAATATGCCTGGAGAATTAGGTGGAGAAGACGATCTTTCAATGAATGTAGGTCACTATGACAGACGTTATGATGATACTGGCGAGTGGATGCAGGATGTAAACAGACCATATGATGATTCTGAGACAAAGCAGAAAGAAAGAATATTAAATAAGATGAAATCCAGATTATATCGTAGGAAGGACAGAGAATGAGTGAAGTAAATAAGATGATATCAGATGTTTCTTCACTATCTAAAAAGATAGCGAAAGACCTTGATACTCTTTCTAGTGTCTACCATAGGCTTTTTGATGACATCAATCACAGATTCAAAGAAGAGCTTTTAAGACAAAACGGAAAGATTAACGGTCTTGAAGATTTTTACTCTTTAGTTATCCTTCTAAAAGGGGACAAAACAAAAGTAAGAAACGCTCTCTTAATTTTAGGTGGATTAAAAGATATATCTCAGTTTAATGTTTCTGAAGAAGCTTTAGAAGAAGAACGAGATAGGAAAGCTGAAGCAGAAGAAATGATGAATATTCTGGAACAAGTTTCCGAACAAGAAGATGTTAGAGAAATAGAATTTCCAGAAGAAACTATAGATGAGATATTAGAAGAAACAGATGATAAATAGGAGATAAAAATATGGCAACGAATAAACAGGGTACAGTAAAAACTAGAGTTGTTAAAGGTTCAAGGGATGATATAACTGTGCAAGAGACACATACTATTAAACCGTCTACACGTTTGACGGAAAAAGAAGTCAAAGCTCGTCAGCTGAAAAAATATGCTACTACCACTTTTGGTTTTGGAGCAAGAAATGCTTTTTCGGGTGGCGATATTAGTATGAGTTCCCAGGGAAACTTTTACTCACCACAACTGTCTACAGACTTTTTAGAAAAACCCCAAAACCTTAGAGAGCGTAGAGCGTGGTATCGTCAGTTCTATAACGGTAATGAGTTCGTAGGTGCCGCAATCGACCTCCACTCATCATTACCACTTTCTAAGATACGACTTGAAAAACCTAAGTGTGAAAATGAGAAAATGGGAGAATATATCTACACATTTTTTGAAGATATGTGTAATGATATAAACCTTTTTAAAGTACTAAGAGAGATGAGTCACGAGTACTGGCTTATGGGTAATGCGTTCATTTTTGCAGAGGACCATGACCCCTATAATGTAGATGACGATGAGAAAGAAAAAGTAAAAGAAGAAGGTAAGGGAAGAGCTTTAATGCTCTACGATAAGTTCAAGATAAGAGATAAGGACCCAAACTATAAAGGGTGGAGAAAGCTTATTGTACTCCCTCCTGACCAAGTTCGTATAAAGAAGATGCCTCTTACGGATGATTCTCTTGTAGAGTTCATGCCAGACCCTGATACCAAGAAGATGATTACTGGGCAACCTGATAGGATTTATGGTCAGCCTCAGGGTATTAATGAGCAATTTGAAAGACTAAGAAGTAAGCTACCTGAAAGCCTTATGGGAAAGCTGGAAGAGGGTGGAAGTATCCCTATGGATACAGACCCGTTCACAGGTTCTTTCGTGTTTCATCTGGCAAGAAAAAAGAGTCAATATGAGACTCTCGGTGTCTCTATTCTCGAAAGATGTATAAACACTTTACTACTTCAGGATAAACTGCGTCAGGCACAGACTTCTATTGCCAGCAGACATATGACCCCTATCCGTATAGTGTGGGGAGAAGAGCTTAGTGAAGACCAGACAAATGAATTAAGAGAACAGGTTGATATGGCTCTTGTGGACCCGGACTTCTCAATCATAGCTAACTATCAGGTTAATTGGGAAGAAATGGGAAGCGGAGGGCGTTTGCTTGAGCTTTCATCTGAATATGAACATATTGAGAATTCTCTTTTTGCAGGATTGAATGTGACCAGAGAGATGCTTACTGGAGAAGGAACATATTCAGGTAATAAGATAACTCTTCATATCATGAATAACATCTATTTGAATTTCAGAGATGACTTACAGGAATATGTTGAGAATTATCTATTCAAGCCTATAGCGTATAGAAAAGGTTTTATCGAAAAAGATGAGTTTGGTAGAGAAAAACTTATATATCCTAGACTAACATTTACAAGATTAGCTATCAAGGATAACGATGCTTACTTCGATCAGTTGTTCCAGTTGTATCAGAAGGGTTCAGTATCTATCGATGTAATACTTGATATCTTTAATATTGATCCTATAGCAACAAGAAAGAAACTGGAATCTGACCTATTTACAGTTAACGATCCAACATTCAATACATTCTTACAAGCTTTGTACAATGCAGCGGGGAGTGATTTTACTACTAAGTATGATATTAACGGTGCTATTGCTAAGTATCTGAATGTTCCTGAACTTCCTCCCGCAGCGCAAGGCGAGGGTGGAGGTGGGGGATTAGGCGGGTTAGGCGGTGCTGGTGCAGGAGATAGTAGATTTGCTTCTACGCTTAATAAGAGCCAAAAAGATGCATTGTCTAACTTAATGAAGTTGGCTCTTCAGAATCCAGATAAACTGGATAAGTTAGCCCAAATCTTCAAAAAGAAGCAACCATAGTATGAGATCAATAATCTCTAAATATCTTAGGAGTATAGTGGCTGGTATTGAAGTTACCGAAGAGAGACATGGATTTAAAGATAATCCTGTACTCAAAGAGGTTAAACCACGTCCTCCAGAAGAGCAAATAGAACTTCAGGAGATGGATTCTGGTAAAAAGACTAAACAAGTCTTACCTGAGGATAGAAAAGTAGAAAGAGAAAAAGTAGTAACTAAGACTCCAGACATGAAGCCTTCCAGAAAGCAACCTACTACAGGAGAGTGGGAGTATTCAGAAAAGATGAGACAGTATCAGGAAGAAAATAGGGCTAACGGTAATGGTACTTATTTGAAGAAGAAAATAAATCCTGAAACGGATAAGAGATTTAAGAATAAAGGAGAATAGATATGGCTAAGGTTCCTAAAGAACTTGAGAAGCAGATAGAAACTATGGACAAAATTATATCGGCTTTGAACGACTTAGTTGATGATAATAAGATATCAATGGAGTACTATGGGAAAGATTTCCAGGAACCCATTGTGGAATTAAGAAAAATGGGACTTGAACTTAGAGATAAGTTACAGGTCTTCAAAGGAAACATGGAATATGCTATTGGTGAGCAATATAACACTAGTAGCAGATTTGCTTCGGCCCGAAGTGTTATTGATAGGTTCCTATCAAAGAGTTATACAGAATAATCTATTAATATACTAAAATAAATGACTGAGGCACATCCGAGAGGATCTGATAATGGCTAATAATGATAAAGAAAAAAAGCAGGACAAAAAAGAAGAGAAGAAAGACAAGCCCAAGACGGACAATAAAGTTAAAGACGACTTGAAGGCTAAGGCTAATAATCTTCTTTTGAAGCACCCAGAGATATTGAATAATGCTAGGCATCTATTCAGAAATGAAAATGGTACGACTATAATTCAAGAGGTAGTACCAAGAGGAGATGCTAAGCCCAGTGATATTCAAGTTCAAGGTGACCTTCAAGATATGGACTTAAGAGGGTTAGCTGTATATGCTAAGGCACTTCTTAATGACAATCTGTTAAAATATGATAAGAAAGTAGCCTTTGAAGATGCCCTATGGAGTGCTATTAAGACCAAAGATAATGGTAAGTATCAGGGAAAAGTCAATGCCAGTACATTTGATTTGATACTGAGCTACTTGGACGGTATGAAGACTGCCAAAGACCTGGGAAAAAAGCCACAGCAAGATGAAAAAAAAGACGTTCCTGTGGAAGTAAAACCTGCCGAAGAGAAACTGGGTAAGAAACCAGAAGATAAGTCTGAAGAAACAGAACCTAAAAAGGTTGTTCAGGTTACAGAGGTCACCAGAAAAATTATGACCCCCGGACAAGAACAAGCTCTTAAAGGTGAGACTCCTAAAGGGGAGAAACCGGAGCATGTTTCGGAAACTGATAAGAGAAAATATCAGCAGTTTCAAGAGCAGAAAGAAAATCAGGACCAGGATGATAAGTCCAAATCAGATAAAGAAGCCAATAATGGGAGGAACGATATGGAAAAAGAACTAGTTCTGAAGACTATAGAAGTTATGGAAAATCAGATTTCTGAACTTAAAAAGAGTTTAGAAGTAAAGCCAGAAGAAAAGAAGGATGAAAAGGATGAGAAACCTGTAGAAGCCTCAACGGGTGTTAAACAGATTCTTGATTCTTTAGACAAGATTGCTGGACAGCTTGAAGAGACACAGCAGCTTGAGCTTCTTAAAGTGGCTTATAGCATTGATGCTATAGCAGATGTTATCGAAGGAAAGAGAACTGCAGCGACTCTTGAATCTGACCTTGATGAAGAGTACATGAAGAAGTACTTCAAAGGTGGATTAAGAGAAGGAGATGCTGATGAGAAGGCTTATATGGGAGAGTTTAACTCAGACCTAACCACTCAGGTAGAGCAAGCTCAAGAGCAGCTTGTAAAAGGTAAGAGCGGGATCAAATTAGCATCTGATAGACCGTATGTAATTCTCAAGGACTAAGGTTCCGAAAGGACACTAATATGCCAGGATTGTTTCCTAACCCATCTGCGGCTCCTGAGAATTTTCATGTCGGGGAAGCAGTTAGATATTTCATAAATGAGCGGGAAATATCACCCTATGTAGGTAGGGTGACAGCTATCTGTCCGGGTATCCAAAAGGTCTGGGTTGAATGGCCTGTTGGAGGAAACACTCAGATGGACCCAGAATTTCTCGTTAAGGTACCCATATTCCAGGGAATACCTACAGTAGAGGAAGATACTGGATATTCTAGCTTTGATAAAGATAGATCAAACAAAGAGTATGGTACTATAAAGCAAGAAAAAGCTGTAAGGCTTGCTCACAAGATTATTAAAGAAAAAATTAGTGCTGAAGAAAGTAAAAGCAAAGTAGAAGAGTTAGCATCAAAGATTGCAAGCTCTTTTGCGAATAATGTAATAGGAACACTTTCTTCAGATGTATTAGAGTGTAAAGATCAGAATCTTAGCGATATAGAAGCATATCAAAAGATATATCCTAAGTACGCAAGTACTTGTTCTGATCACATTATTAGGTATGCAATCGAAAACATATACGCTTCAACTGACGGAGAGTAAAATATGGCAATGAGAAAAGAAGGTTATGCTTCTATAGCGGAGCTTGCCATAGACCCGTTCAAATGGGTTGAAAAGAAAGCATCTCCTTCGCGTGTAAAAGTTGCGAAAGACCTTGTTGCTCAGTATGACCCAGGTAAGTGGCTTTTGAGTCATGCCACTATTATTGCTTCAGTAGACGTAGATATTGCTGATCAAAATAATCCAAAAGGTAATTATTGGATTAAACCTGAATATTCAATGTTTGTGAACAATAACGGGGACTCTTGGGAAAGAGAACTTCTCAAGAAATGTTATCAAACGTTTGTAGGGTCTGATAACTATGTAGAACACGTACAGATACCAGAATTGTCTAAAGGAAAAATAGTTGATGTGGCACTAAGAGAGATACCTTTTATGAAAGGGTCTGACGGAAAAGACCTCACAACTCTTTATGTAGATATCTTAATTGCTACAAATAAAAAACATACAGACTTGATAGACAAAATTAAGACTGGCGACTACAATGCTATGAGTATGGGATGTTTAATAGAATATTCCCAGTGTTCACAGTGTGGTAGAATAGCTAAAGATGAATCAGAAGCTTGTGAGCATGTTAGATATTTTAAGAAAAATTATTTCTATGATCCAAATGGGGTCAAAAGAATTATAGCTGAGTTATGCGGTAGAGCAGAAGATCCGGGAAGTTGCAAATTTATAGAAGCTAGTTGGGTGAAAAAGCCAGCTTTTGAAGGCGCTGTTCTTAGGAATATCGTAGAACCATCAGCAGGTTTTGATAGTAAGTTCCAAATCGCTTTAGGTATGCCCTCATATATTGCTAAGCCTGGAGATATTCTCAGAGCCGCTTCTGATACGGCAGCAAACCTCGTTAAGGAAATTGAAGGTCAAGACAAAAAAGAAGATACAGCCCCTGCTGATGATGCTGGTTTTCCAGAAGCTCCAGCAGAAAAAGATACGCCTGTAGAAGAAGATACAGGAGAGGGTGTCCCACTCGGAGATTTAGCAGGTGCTCCTGCAGACACAACACCTGAAGGTGCCCCTGCAGAAGGACAGCCTGAAATACCAGTACCTGAAGGTGACGCTTCTGTAAAAGAAGTAAAAGATTTATTAAAGAGGCAGATACTTAATGAGATTAGGGATGAATTGTATAAGAAGAATCCTGGAGGTATAGCAGGTCCAGAGGAAAGACCTTTAGGATTAGAAAATGATACAAACGATTCATTAGTTAAAGAAGCTTCTTATGGTAAGATTGTTAAGGCTGCTAAAGAAACAGGAAATGATAGATTAGTTAATGGTCTACTCATAATGTCTAATCTAAAGGATTGGAATAGACTTAAAAGATATGGGTATACAAAGAATGATGTAGTAGGTATGCTTCACTTCATAGATAAGACCGCTTCAACTAAGCCGCTAAGTAGAGATATTATAAAGTCTTTATCTGTAACGAAAGAGGGATCTGATTTGAAATCTTTTTTTACAGAGATTATAGTAGAGACAGGAAGAAAACTTAGTAGTACAGAAGCCCTTAAGCTTGCTAGTTGGAAGAAGATTTTAGATAAGGTAAAATAGGCATTTGTAATAATCTATTAATATCGATAAAATAGTGAGTTTGAATATAGAACTTTTCTCTATATCTTATTGTCAAATAGGAGGATATCAGATGGCTAGAGAACGTTTAACACAAAAGACTGCTGAAACACTTCTTTCCAAGCCGGGAACATCCGTTGAGGAGAAGGATTCAGGGATACCACATGATCCGTACACAATGAACAATCCTGAACATGAGAAGAATGATCCTAGCAAGGATGAATACGTCATCGGTGATCCTTCAAAGTTTGGTGAAGATGTGAACAAAGATAATCTTTGGAAGAAAGATGATGCTTCTCGTGATCCTAAAACTAATCATCCTTCTAAAGGTGAAACCGCTAAGTCTGCAGCAGAAGCTGTAAAACAGGCTAAGCAGCTTGAAGAGAAAGCTGTGAAGTGTATTATCGCTTCTCAGAGAATTCTCCCAGGCGCATCTGATTCTATCGTTGAAGAACAGGCTACTGATCTTATGTATCTCCCACTCCAGGCTGTTAATGCAATGCTTACCCGTCAGGAAAAGCTTGCTATGATGATTGGTGAAGCTGCTGAAGAAGCTGCTAAACCTGCTGAAGAGAAAAAGGAAGAGAAAGACGAAGAAGAGGGTGAAAAAGAAGCTGGAAAGAAAGGCGAGATGCCTGCTGGCTTTGCAGCTATGATGGAAGCCAAGAAAGAAAAGGCTGAAGGTAAGAAGCCTGAAGGTGAAGAAGAGAAGGAAGAGAAAGAAGCTAAGAAGGAAGAGAAAGACCCGATGAAGGAAATGGAAGAGAAGCTTGCTGCCATGACTGCTGAGTTTGAAAAAATGAAGGCAGAAAAAGGTAAAGGCAAAGCTGAGGAGAAGGCTGAGGGTGAAGAAGCCTGCATGAAAGAAGCTGGGCAGAATGATCCTAAGAACTTCTATGGTAAGGGTCTATCAGAAAAAGAACAGACAGGTGGTGAGAAGGGTAAAGCTAAAGAAGTCGAAGCTGGTGACAGTTTGATTGATGATATCTTTAATAGCGTTATGGCTTCTGACGAGAAAAAGGGTGCAAAGACCCTTACAGGTCTTGTAAAGAAAGAAGCTTCTGATGGTAGTGGTCTTAACGGAGTAAATCTCTGGGGAGCACCTCCTGACATCAGCGCACACTTTGATACAAGATCGTAAATAAAGAATTCCCGCCTTCGTTGTGAAGGATTGGATGTTACACAATACAGTTAATGGAGGTTTACAATGGCTATCGGAGAAATGAGTGGAATAGTTCAGGATAAGAGTTTTAATATCCTGTACAGAGTGACTCTAAACACTCTTGGTAATCTGACCGCTACAGGTCTTACTCAGGACAACACAGGAACTACAGGTAACACTGCTCAGAAGGCAGCTAATACTCGTCTTTCCAGTGACACTCCTAAGGGTATCCTTGGTGGTTCAGTAGTTGCAGTTGATTCAACAGGTGGAAGTGGGTATATCGTTGCTGCTAGCGGTGCAAACCGTGTAGTTGGTGTTGCTGAGAACAATGCAGTTGGTTATCCGTATGAAAGCTCCAGTGGCGTTGCTTCTGGTAAGCTCCCATACCTCTGTGGTTCAGGCTCTGTGTTTGCAACTGATCTCTATGAGACCAGAAATGCAGCCGATGCCGCAGACCTTGCTTATGCAGCTGGTGACGCTCTTTATGCTTCTGCTAACGGTCTCTTGACCAAGCAGACCCCTACAGCAGCTTCTATCAGCAATCCACTTGATGAGATTGTTGGTATTCTTCTTGTTACTCCATCTGCAAGCGATCCATTTATGGTCGTTCAGATGAGGATCTAAGTAGGAAAGTGTTTTTCAAGGGGCCTAAGTAATTAGGCCCCATATTAAACGAGATGAATATTTGTGTAGGATGACTAAAATACAGCAACTGAAAAGTATAGCTGAGTAGAGTCTCCTTACAAAATTCAATATAGGTCGCATCTAGCAAGTGCTAGAATAGCGTAAATTTCAAAGTCCTTTTTAGGAGGTTTTTCATGGAACAGCAGATCACTAATGAACTGAAACAGCAGATCATTGGCGAGTACATCAAGACCGCTGGTGGCCGTGCAAAGCTTGCCGCTTCAATGGTTCAGCCCCTACGTCTTCGTAGAGACTATACTTCCGTAGCGCGTAAGGCTTTCTTGGTCGAACAGCTCCCTGACGGTGCTCTCCCGATTTATGACAAAGATCCGAACGTAACGGCTTTCGTAGTTGGCGAAGAAGGTGAAAACATTCTTGCTATCACACGTCCGCGCCGTGTTATTTTCCCGTTGTTCGAGATCGCATCTAACCCTGAGATTCCTTTGACTCAGATCAAGGAAAGACGTTTTGATTTGATCGAACGTTCTCAGGACCTTGCCAAAGCTCAGATTCAGGCTGCAGAAGACGGCAGAGCTTTTGATGTTATGGACGCTGTTGCAAGCAACGGTTTCGATAACCTCGGTGCTGCTTATGTCAATGCTCCTGTTAATGCTATGGCTCCTCTCACACCGTCTGACCTCATCGATGCTTTCGCACGCATTGAGACTCACGACCTTCGCGTTGCAAGAGTTTTCTGTAATGCTCTTGATTTCGCTGATATTCGTAAGTGGGGACGTGACGTTCTTGACATCGAGACACAGGCTACATTGCTCAAGACTGGCCTAGTGGCAACAGTTTGGGGCGCACAGATCATCGTTACTCGTAAAGTAGCCCCAGGTTACATTTACGTTTGCGCTGATCCTGAGTTCTTTGGTCGTATGCCAGTTCGTACAGAACTAACCGTTCTGTCAGCAGACGATCCTAAGGCTCGTCGTATCGGATTCTCAGTATTTGAGAACCTCGGTATCGGTGCCCACAACCCGTTGGCAATCACCAGAGTACGTATCGCTCGTTAATCCCCGGATTAACTGGGTTGGAAATTAAGATAGGTGGGGTAACCCACCTATCTTTTTTTATGTCTTCACTTTAAACTCCTTGTGCCAAATATTACATTATCTTGGTAAGTTATTATACACATCTAATTTCATATTCAAAGGAGTTTTGTGATGGCTACAGAAAAGAAGCCTCTGTCAAAGACCGCTCGTATTCAGTTGGTTCGTGAAGCAAAGAAATTGGTCGGCACAATGAACAAGACCAATATGGCTAATGCTATTCGTGCTCTTAATGCTGTTGTTACGTTGGTAGATGCTCGTTCTATCGTGAATGAAGCAGTTACCGCAGTTCAGTCAAAGACTACTAAGAACTGACGTACTCCCACGACTAAAGTCGTGGGGTTCTTGTGTCCCTTGCCTTATCATGCTGCTACGCGGCTCGATAGGGCACATTCACATTGCGGGGCATCAG